CATCGCTTGCGAGCAGCTATCTCGGTGGTGCTTCGCGATGGAGATCAGCCCGAAGTATTGCGACGTGATTCTCGCTCGCTGGGAGAAATTCACCGGGCTCAAGGCGGTTCTCGATGGCGGATAGAAGCCGACCCAGCGACAGACGACGAGCCCGCGAGCGCGCGGCGCACAAGGTCCGAAGCGATAGGGCGAAGGCGATTCGAAAGGGCGCTCCTTCGCCGACAGACGGCGCACCGGAGGGAACGCCGGCCAAATTGCGCGGGCTCAATCATCCGAAGATGCTGGCGCAGCGTTGGAAGAAGGGGGAGAGCGGAAATCCTGCGGGAAAGCCGAGAACGCCGACGCTTGAAGAGATCATGAGAAAGCATCTCGGCGAGAAGGTGCAGGGCACCGACACGACGAGACTCGAGGCGATGTCGAAGCTGATTTTCAGCGAGGGCATCACAAAAAAGAATGTGAAAGTGCTGATCGCGCTCATGGATCGTCTCTGGCCGAAGCCCCTCAAGATAATCGGCGACGCGGAGAATCCGATCGCGGTGACTCAGGTCACTCGGCGAATCGTCTATGCATCTGGAGATTGACACTCCCGAGTGGGCTGAGCCGCTCCTCGAGCCCAGCAGATACAAGGGAGCGAAGGGCGGGCGCGGCTCCGGCAAGTCCCATTTTTTCGCCGAGCTGACAGTCGAGGATATGATCCTCAACCCGACACACGACATCGTATGCCTACGCGAGATCCAGAAGTCGCTCACATTCAGCGCGAAAAAGCTGATCGAGGGCAAGATCGAATCGCTCGGCGTCGGGTCTCTGTTCCGCGTGCTCGAGAAAGAGATCCGACGCGTCGACGCCAGCGGCGCCATACTCGGTAGGATCATCTTTCAGGGGATGCAGGATCACACGTCACAATCAATCAAGTCTCTCGAGGGATTCAATATCGCGTGGTTCGAAGAAGCGCAGAATATTTCTGCAGGTTCGCTCAAGCTCTTGCGCCCGACGATTCGCGTGGACGATTCCGAGATGTGGTTCTCATGGAATCCAGATCAAGATACGGACCCGATTGAGAAATTCCTCGTTGCGAACGGGACGCCGCGGAAGATGCGATTGTCGTACGTGAATTTCGAGGAGAATCCTTTTCTCCCCCAGGTCATGAAGGACGAGGCGAGAAACTGGCACCGCGATGACCCTGACTCGTACGCCCACGTATGGCTCGGCGAGTACAATACAAAATCAGACGATCAGGTTTTGCACGGGAAATGGAGCGTCGAGGATTTCGAGGTCGACGAAAAATGGGACGGGCCGTATTACGGCGCGGACTGGGGCTTCTCGACCGATCCGAACACTATCGTCGAGTGCTTCGTCGATGAGACCGAGAACCGGATCTATATTCGCCGCGAGCTCTGGGAGCTGGGCGTCGAGATCGAGGACACGCCCGGTTTCTTCGCCAAAATGTCGGGGATCCGGGGACATACGATCCGCGCCGACAACGCTCGTCCGGAGATGATCAGCTATGTAAAGCGCCATCGGGACGGGTGTCGCAAGATCATCGCGGCGGAGAAATGGCCGGGATCTGTCGAGGATGGGATTTCCAAGCTACGCTCATATGCGAAAATCGTGATCCATCCGGAGTGCCCGAAAACGGCAGCGGAGGCGCGGCTCTACAAATACAAGCGCGATCGGCTCACCGACGACATTTTGCCGGAGCTGGTCGACAAGCATAACCATTGCGTAGACGCGATCCGATACGCGATCGAGCCGCTCACGAAACGACGTCGAGCGAGCTTCTGGGATTGAGGGGCTATGGCATTCGAACGAATTCGAGCGATGTTCTCGCGACGGGTCGAGCCCGATCCCGCGCCCGCTCCGGAGCCGGATATCCGCGAGCGACGGAGCGCGTTTTCGACTGATCGGCAGCCCGTCCCGGTGAATATCGGCGCGGAGTCGAAGACGTTCCCAATCCAGCCGCCCAGTTTTTCATCCAAGATCAAGCTTCTGAACGGGGCGGCCGGCGGAGGCAGCGCGACGTTTGACTCCGCGACGTTTGACGTTGCGACGTATGACTCTGTGCTCGAGTCGTTCGGCATGGACTCGACGACGCTGAAACAGGCGTTCACCCTTGGGCAGGGCGCTATTCCAGACGATCTATTCAATTGGTACACCCAGCAAGGATTCATAGGCTACCAGGCGTGCGCGCTCGTGAGCCAACACTGGCTTGTGAATAAGGCGCTCATGATCCCCGCGAAGGACGCCGTCCGAAACGGGTACAAGATCGGGACGGTGAGCGGCGAGGAGATCGAGCTCGAGACGCTGGCGAAAATTCAAGCGGTCGATAAGGATTTCAACCTCCCGAAACAGATGATCGAGTTTGCGCAGAACACCCGGCGGTTCGGGATTCGGATCGCGATTTTCAACGTCGAATCGGACGATCCGGACTACTATCGGAAGCCGTTCAATATCGACGGTGTGAAGGCTGGCAGCTACAAGGGGATTTCGCAGGTTGATCCCAATTGGATCGCGCCGATCCTCGACGCTCAGGCGGTCGCGAATCCCGCCTCGATGGATTTCTACGAGCCGACATATTGGCTCATTGCCGGCCAGCTCTACCACAAATCTCATGTCGTCGTGGCGCGCTACGCCGATCCGCCCGACATTCTCAAGCCGACCTACCAGTACGGCGGTCTCCCGCTCACCCAATTGATTCTCGAGCGCGTCTACGCCGCGGAGCGAACCGCGAATGAGGCGCCCATGTTGGCGGAGACGAAACGGCTCCAGATCGTCTTCACTGACGTCGCTGCGGTGACTGCGAACCCCGGAGGGTTTGAGCAGCGCCTTCGGGAGCTGATCGGGTTTCGGAACAATTACGGCGTCTATGTCGCGGATACCGACGACCGTCTCGAGCAGATAGAGACGTCTCTCTCCGATCTCGACGACGTGATCATGAGTCAGTACCAGCTCGTTTCGGCGGTCTCCGAGATCCCGGCGACGAAGCTGATGGGGACGTCCCCCAAGGGATTCAATGCGACGGGCGAGTTTGAGGAAAATTCCTACTACGATCTGCTCGAGAACATCCAGACCGATCTCACGATGCTCGTCGAAAGGCATCACAAGCTCTCAATTCGGTCCCTCGAGCTGGGCGACGATCTTGAAGTCGTCGCCGTATGGAATCCGGTCTCGTCGCCGTCTGCTAAGGAACAGGCCGAGATAAACTTGCTGGAGGCGCAGCAAATGGGGGCACTCCAGCTCACCGGCGCGATCGACGCGGGTGACATTCGTGACCGGTTGATTCTCGATCCGAAATCGGGGTTCACCGGGATCGCGTCATTCGAGGATATGGAAGAGATCCCGGAGGAAGACCTCGACTTCGGCGACCTGGACGGGCCGGGCGCGCCGGTGGCCGGCGTGAAAGACCCGACGACCGTCAAGGGGCCGAACGATGAGCCCAGCGACGAGACAAAGGCGCTCATGGCGGGGGCGGAGGACGGCGAGCTCGAATATGGCACGGGCGAGCGAGAAGACCCTTCGCGAATCGAGGACGACGTCGAGGCGCTTGGAGAGTTGACGCTCGCGGATCCGCAGCTCGGCGCCCGGAAAGAGGATCTGAACGACGATCCAGACAACCCGGGCGCTGCGGAGGACTCGAACGTTCTGGGGTACGTCCGAATCACCCCCTCGCTCGAGGAGGGCGCCCGGCTGCATATCTGGGCGACGAAAGCCGGGATCGCAAACGCGACGCGCCCGGATGAATTTCACGTAACGCTCGCGCATTCGCCGATCGGGATTGAGGGGTTCGAACCGGACCCGAGCGCGGTGTACGCTATCGTGCCGACTGGAGAGATCGGGCTTCTCGGCCCGGCAGACGAACCGGCGCTCGTGCTCTTTGTCGATTCGCCGGCGCTCCGAAAACGAAATGCCGAGCTTGGGAAGATGGGCGCCGTTTCGATATACGAGGAGTATCGTCCCCACGTCACGATCAAATACAACCCGGCGCCCGGCGATCTCGAGAAGGCGCTAGCCGCGTATCTGGCGAACCCGGTCGGGAAAATCGTCATGGGCGATGAAATTCGTAGCCTGATTTGATATGGGCGAGAAGAAATTCCAGCTCTCGAAACGGAAAAAGAGATGGGCCCAGCAGTTCAAGCCCGAAGGCGCCGTTCGCGGGGTCGCGCTGAATCATCCGACTGCGCTCGAGATCCGGTACACCAAAGGGGTTCAGCGAATTCTCAACGCGGTGATTCGAGAGACGCAAAAAGGGGTCAGAGAGGTATTCGCGACCCCGGACGCTACGGGATATTTCGCTGAGGATGCTTCGTTCACCTCGATCGCGAACAAGTCGCTCGACGCGCTGTTCGCGCGGCTCGGAGCTCGAACCCAGATTGAGGCGGAGAAGCTCGCGCGTAAGATGATGAAAGGCGCGAACAAGGCGAGCCAAGCGTCGATGGCGGGCTCGCTGAAGGAATTGTCGGGCGGTGTGACGCTAAAGCCCTCCGAAATGGGCGGCGATATCGCGGAGATTCTCGCGTCTTCGATAGAAGCGAATGCGGGGCTGATCGTCGATATCACCGCCACGTATCAGGCGAAAGTCTCCGACGCAGTGAACCGGTCAATCCAGAGCGGGCGCGGGCTTGCGGATCTGATCCCGTTCATGCGGGACCAGACCGGGGTCACGAAACGACACGGGAAAAACGTCGCGCTCGACCAGACGCGGAAAGCGTTTACGTCGTTGAATGTCGCTCGGATGGAAAATGTAGGGCTAACGAAATTCGAGTGGGTCCACTCGGGTGGGGGGCAGCGTCCGAGAAAATACCATCAGGATCGCTGGCCTCTCGGGCTGAACGGCGGTATTTTCGACATCAACGATCCGCCGATAATCGACCAGAAGACGGGGGAGCGTGGGCTGCCCGCGCACGCGATATTTTGCAAATGCAGGATGAAACCGGTATTGGTGTTTGACGAGGAAACGGCCGCATGAGCGATCTAGAGGAAGCCGAAGTAACTTATGCGAAAGCTGAAGCAGAAGTAGCAATGTGGGGCGGCTTGACTGGGGACTTCGCTGAGAGTCAGGCTAAAATGTGGCGGAAGGTTATGCAGGCAAATGCTTGGTGCCTCCCGGGGGCGTAGGATATGACCGCGAGAACGACAGACGGGAACGGGTGGCAGGAGATCGAGGGCAACCCGATCTCGAAAGTCGGCGTGTTCCCGTACCTCGGAGCGATGATCGACCCGAACGGCGAGAAGGGCCTCGATCCTGAGGGCGTCTATCAGGTCTACCGATCCGCCGAAGAGCTCTCTGACCCCGACACTATTGAGTCATTCAAGCTTATACCCTGGATCGATGACCACGCGATGCTCGGGCAGGGTTTCGACGAGACCGACGAGACGCCAATCGCGGGTGTAATCGGCGAGAAAGTCTATTTCGATTCGACCGAATCGCCCGGCTATCTCCGCGCGAACATAAAGGTATTCTCCGGCGAGCACGCCGAGCGCGTGGACGACGGCAAAAAGGAATTGAGCTGCGGCTATCGCTGTGAGTACGAGATGAAGGAAGGTACTTTCGGAGACCAAAAGTATTCGGTTGCGCAAACGAAAATCCGCGGTAACCATCTCGCATCGATAGACGAGGGTCGGATGGGTCCAGAAGTTGCCGTCCTCGATGAAAGATTGACGTTCGCAATCGACACAAAGGATTTCTCCGACATGGCCAAAGAGACCGTCCGAACGCTCGAGAGTTTCGCTACCGATGGCGTCAAGCCCGAAGAGGTCGCCACCGTTCTCCAGCTTCTCGCGTCCAAAGTTTGCGCCATGGACAAGGACGACGAGAAGGCCGAGGACGAGGACGACGACGAGAAGGACGACAACACGGCCAAGGACGGGGACGACGAGAAGGCCGAGGACATGGGCACTCATGCCGACGACGGCGACGACGACGAGAAGGGCGAAGACGCTGACGACGACGAGAAGGGCGAGGACATGGACGACGACAAGGAAAAGTCCGGCATGGACGCTCTCGAGTCTCAGGTCCGGAAGCTTGGCCGCAAGGTTGCTCAAGTCGGTCGGACGGGCATGCGAGATGTCATGAAGGAAATCGGGAGACGTGATGCGCTCTATGCGAAGGTCTCCTCGACGATCGGCGTTTTCGATCACGCGGACATGACGAGCGAGGACGTCGCCGTGTACGCCTGCGACAAGCTGGGGCTCAAGGTTACGAGCGGGCACGAGATGACCGCGCTCGACGCCTACTTCACGAATCGCCCGCCGCCGACGCTGTTCGCTGTCGACTCAATTCTCCAGACTGGCGCCCCCAAGACAGACGAGGGCGCCGTCGCCGATCACTTCAAGACGAAAGCGAGCTGAGCGCGACGCGCGACGCGCGTAACGCATTCGATCAGAGTTTTTCGGGGACGCTTAGATAGGCTCCCAGTTCAGGAGAGAGGGTAAATATCATGGCGCCTCCGTTTCAGGCCGCAGATCTTCGACAATTCCAGACGACCGGGCTCTCCGGAGAGGTCGCCCGCGAGGGGCCGCTTCGCGCGTTCCCCTGGATCCTGAATTCCAGCGGCCAGGCGAATGTGATTGGCTTCGCATACACCAAGGTCGCCGACGGCGAGGCGCAAGTCGGCGGCGATATTTCCGCCGGCGCGGAATTCGTCGGGATCATGATTCGCCCGAAGGAGCACGCCCTCGTGGGCGTGGGGGCAAGCGCGCTCACGCCGACGAATTCGCTGGCGGACGCTGTCGTCGCGCAGATGTGCGACATGGGGATCCTCTATGTACAGCTCGACGATACGTCGGTGCAGGCGGTCGCGGGCGCGGTCGGAACGGCGCTGTTCTTCGACGATACGACGGGCGCGGTCGCCGCGGGCACCGCGGGCGCGGGCGAGTCGGTGATCCCGAACGCTCGAATCGTGATCGAGGACGTTGCAGATGACGGGCTCGCGATCGTGTCTCTCACCAACTGATCAGGGGCCAACGTTTCATCGGCACCGCGGCGCGCGGGTCGCAGACTGTTCAATTGAAAACCGAAAAGGTCTCCAAACATGCGAAGCCTAGCGAACGAAATTTCCCATCTGGGGCCCCGCGACGTTCGGCCGTTCAAAGGCACGGCGGCCGATACCGCGGACATCGTCGCCAATCTCGCGAAATTCGGGATCGGTCTCGACGCCGGACATGTAGAGGCGATGCTCGCAGCGCATCGTAGCGGGCGGACCCCCATGCTGGGGATGGACGCCGCGCTCATCCCTGCGCTCACGACTCCCAGCATTTCGACCCCGCTCCAGTTTCTGCAGGAGTGGCTTCCTGGCTTCGTTTTCGTCGTGACTCAGGCGCGCAAGATCGACGAGCTGATCGGGATCACGACTCAGGGTCGCTGGGAGGACGAGGAAATCGTTCAGGGGATTCTCGAGCGAACGGGCGAGACCGCGGTCTACGGCGACATGACGAACATCCCGCTCTCGAGTTGGAACACGAATTTCGAGCAGCGAACGGTGGTTCGCTTCGAAGAGGGCATGAGCGTCGGACGTCTCGAGGAAGCTCGAGCGACGGCGATGCGCGTGAACTCGGCGGAGAGTAAGCGATCCGCTGCCGCAGAGGCGCTCGAGATCACTCGGAATTTCACCGGGTTTTTTGGGTTCAACGCGGGCGCCAATCGGACGTTCGGGTTCCTGAACGACGATCAGCTCCCGGCGTACGTCACTGTCGCCGTCGGCGCCGCGGCAACGACCCCATGGAACACGAAGGTGTTTCTCGAGATCGTCGCAGATATTCGGTCTTGGTACCAGGCGCTTCGATCGCAGTCCGGCGATCGGATCGACCCGGGCAAAGAAGCGGTCACGATGGCTCTCGCGACGGACGTTTACGATTCGCTCAGCGTGACGAGCGATTTCGGAAACTCGGTCCACCAATGGCTGAGGGAGACGTATCCGAACACCCGGATTATTTCGGCTCCAGAGCTCAACCAGGCGAATGGGGGCGCGAATGTCGCGTACCTCTATGCCGAAGGCGTCGTCGACGAATCGACCGACGACCGCCGGACGTGGTTGCAGGTAGTCCCCTCGAAATTCCAGTCCCTCGGCGTGGAGCAGCGGGCCAAGCGCTACATCGAGGACTATTCGAACGCGACCGCGGGCGCGCTCCTCAAGCGACCGTGGGCCGTCTACCGGGCGTCCGGGATCTGATCGGCTCGGCTCGGCTCGGCTCGGCTCGGATCGCTGTCCAACCCAATTGAAAGGAAATCAGCCAAATGAGTAGATACGTTTACTCGACTCTCACCGCGAATCAGAAGTACCCGACGTGGAAGAAGACCCCCGGTCGGGATATTCCGACCATGCAGGGCTACGTTTTGATCCGCGGAGGCGCGAATCTCCCCTCGAAAGTTCTCGTCACTCCGAGAGGCGTCGTCACCAAGATCACCGACGAGCAGTACGAGCAATTGCGGGAGAGCCCAGGGTTCAAGCAGCACCTCGAGAACGGCTTTCTGTCGGTCGAAGACAAGCCCCACGATGTTGACGACGTCGTTTCGGATCTCAAAGAAAAAGACACCTCGGCGCCAATGACGCCGAAGGATTTCGAGAACGCGGGGCAGAAGCCGCCGACGACCGCGGCTCCGAATGCCGATGAGCGAGACGCCGACAATTCGAGCGTCCGCGCGACTCAGCGGCCGGCTCAGGCGAAGACGGAGACGAAGAAGCCCGAAGGCGAGAAGTCCGAAAGGAAACGACGGGGGCGCCCGCCGGGGTCGAAGAACAAGGCGTCCGAGTAAGGCGCCCGCAGAGGGTGCTTGAGTGGCCACATTACTGTTCGACGTCGATGATTTTCGAGCTCAATTCCCGGGGCTGTTTCCCGATCCGCCGAATACCGATGAGCTGATTGAGGTATTCTGGGGCGCTGCGATTTGCTACGTCTCCCCGGATACCGAAGGCGCGCTGAGCGCTGACTGTCGCCGGCAGGTTCTCAATCTCGTTACCGCGCATCTGATCACGCTCTCGGCGTCGGCTCAGGCGGGCAATCAGCCGGGCTTCATTGTTTCCGCGTCGATCGACAAAATTTCGGTCAGCGTTCAGGCGCCGCCGAGCAAAACCGCCTTTCAGTTTTTCCTGAATCAGACCCCATTCGGGATCCAAGCCTACGCGCTTCTGTACGCCCACGGCGCGGGCGGGGCGTATCACGGCGGGTTCAATGAGCTGGGCTCGTTTCGTCGTGCTGGGGGCGTGTTCTCGCCTCCCAGTACCGCGGAAACGACAACCGGCGAGGTGTTGTGCCCCTCGCTCCTATCGCCCCCGCTGGCGCCGTACACGATCGATTTCGGAGACCTCACCGCGCCGGCGAGTCTCACTCAGTCGATTTCGATTCTTGGGAGCTGCGCAGTGTTCAGCGCGGAATTCGACGCCGTTTTCGACGACGACATAGTGATATCGCTGTGGAGCGGGCTTGTGCTCGATTCGGGCGCTCGCTTCAATTTCTACTATTGGGATTCGGACGCTCGAGTCGTCGGGGGGTCCGCGTCGTCGATTTCGTTGAATATCGACCCGACGGGGCTTACGATCCTCGACGGGTTCGTCCTGTCGGGGCTTAAGGCGGGAAACGCAATCGACAATCCGAACCTCATCGTGATCACAGGGGTAGACAACGCGGACACCCAGGTTCTGAACCTGGACATCGATTCAGCATGAGGGGACTCGATGGCCAAGGTCGTTCGGAAAACAGACGCGAGTGCATGGGCGAAGCTTGAATCATTCGTCAAGACGTTTCGCAAGCTGGAGCTCCGCGTTGGGTGGTTTTCAACATCGCAATATGAGGATGGGACGCCCGTCGCGTATGTCGCGACGGTTCACGAGTACGGCTCAGGAAAGGCCGGCATCCCTCCGCGCCCTTTCATGCGCCCGACGGTCGAGCGTGAGGAAAATAACTGGCGTCGATTCATCGCTCAGGAAGCGCCGAAAATCCTTGACGGAAGACAGACGGTTGCGGGCTTGTTCGAAATTCTCGGGCTCAACATCTCCGGCGAGATCGCGAAGTCGATTTCCGAGGTGACCGAGCCCGCGCTACTCGAGGCGACGATCCTCGCGAAGACTCGGAAAATGGCGGATTCTAAAACAGTCGGTGCTCTCGATAAGCCGCTCGTCGAGTCGGGTCTGATGCTCGGATCGGTCACGTACACCGTAGGAGACGGGGCGCCCGAATGATTCCCGGAATGAATCTCTACCAGATGGCGCGGGAGCTGATCGGGGGCTCAGCGTACACGTTTTTTGCACAGAATCCGCGGACGCTCGATGGTCGAGGACTCTACACGACGACTTACGCCGCGGGCGTCCCGCTCACTGATTCGATCCAGGCAGTTTCGAGAACGCTGTACGTCGCGCTCGGGCTCGATCTCAGCAAATACTACGTCATGATCTACACCGATAATCCGCTTCTCGTCGTTGAGAGAGATGAGTCTGGCGATCAGATCGAATTCGACGGCGCGCGGTACCAGCTTCTATCCAATAACGATTGGAGATCGATCGATGGTTGGGAGGGGGTCCTCGCCGTTCGTCTAAACGCTACGGTGCCCCCGTGATCGACGCCGACATTGAAACCCAGATCAAGAGCGTTCTCGATGCCGGGCTCGCGGCGGCGGGGATTACGGCGATCGTCTCTCAGTCGTTTCAGCCGACTCGGCAGGGCGCGCCGTTCTTGCCGAATGTCGTATTTACGAAACTTTTTGCGCGTCGATATGGGCACCAAGCGCCGAAATTCACGCTGATTCCCGGCACCCCGGACACATTTCAGAAGGCAGAGACCTACTATCTTCGCGCGACATACCAAGTCTCGGGGCTCATGAACCAAGATCCGGTGGTTCCCGACAGCCTGAACGCCTATGATGTGCTTGACATCTGCGCGGCATTTCTGCAGTCGGAAGAGGGCCGGGCGACGTTCAAAGCGGCGGGGATTGGGATCGATCGAATCAGCGACATTCGGACGCCTCGATCGCTCGACGATAGCGACCGTTTCAATATGGATGCCTCGTTTGATTTTGTCCTGTCGTATAAGCAGGAACGAATTTCAATCGTCCCAGAGGCGGCGATAAGCGGAACAGTCGGACAGGTCTAAAGGGAGCTCCAGAAATGCCCATCTCATTTTCGAAATACGTCGACATCACGAGCGCCATCGGTGGGGCTGCGCAGGCGGCTGCTCGAGAGTTGATTCTCCGACTCATGACGACCAACATCGAGATACCCACCGAATCCGTTGTCGAATTCGATACACTGGATGAAGTCGGCGCGTATTTCGGCACGACTTCTGCTGAATACCTTCAGGCGCAGTTCTACTTCTCTTTCGTTTCGAAGCGCGCGACGACGCCTTCGAAGATCAGCTTTGCGCGGTACTCGCTCGTCGATACGGCGCCGCTCATCCTCGGAGACGATACCATTCCCTACGCGGTCGCCGATTTCGATTCGATTGCCGATGCGACGTTCACGCTCACGCTCGGCGCGATCACCGAGGCCATCGTCGTCGATTTTGTGACGCCCTCTGTCGTGACGAGCCTCACCGAGGTCGCGACTCGAGTGAGCGACGCAATTATCGCGGCGAATATCGATCCGCTTTTTGCGAGCTCGGTCACGACATTCGAAGCCGTAGACGGGCGGTTCGAATTCGTGGGCGGCGCGACGGGCGCCGCTGTGATCTCCGCCATTCCTACAGGATCGGGAACGCCCTTGCTCCCGGTCATTGGTTGGGTCGATCCTCCGGCGAAGTTCTCGGATGGTATCGACGGAACCGATCTGACAACGTTCCTGATTGCTCAGGCTCAGCTCACCAACAATTTCGGGTCGTTCGCCTTCATCCCTGCGCTTTCCGACGCGGACATTCTCGAAGTCGCTCAGTGGAACGATCCCGAGAACGTGAAATACATCTATCTGCAAAAGGTGATTGCATCGAATGCCCAGACGGTTTTCGATCTGATCAATCTTCTGAGCGGGACCGCGCTCACGCTCTCCGACGCGGCGCTTACGAGCGATTTTCCCTGGCTTCTGCCGGGCGCGATTCTCGCGGCGACGCCGTACACTCGACGGAGTTCGGCCCAGAACTATATGTTCCAGCAACACTCGCTTGCGTCGCTCGTCACC